ATTTGAATACATAGAATCACCCTGAACATCAATATATTGCAAATTTAAAGTGATGAAGGTCATTTTTTTACATTTTACAAAAAAATGCTGTCGTAAATTTTGCAAAGATATTCAAAGAGTTTTGTCTTTTTCAAAAAGTTTGGTAACTTTGACATGCCGTCCGTCAAACCGTGTCGGACGGCATCCGGTCCCATAGCTCAGTTGGTTAGAGCATCTGACTCATAATCAGGGGGTCGTAGGATCATGCCCTACTGGGACCACAAAAATCCTGCTTCCAGTGCTTTCTACGGCACATCGGGGCAAGAAAAGGGGCAAGGATTTCAAAGTCCTTGCCCTTCTTCGTTTACTTCTGGTCGAGGAAGATTTTGCGGCCCTCGGCCTTTGCTTCTCGGATTCTCTGGCCGTTGATGCGGTCGAGGTCGTCGGGTACCCCTTCCTGATATAACCTATTCTTGCCCCGCTTTCGCTCCAGTACTGCCGACTTATAGAAGTCGCCCATTTCCCGGAGAAGGGGCTTTGCCTGTTCAGGATCCAGCGCTCCACCAGCCAGTGTTCCAGATGCTACGAGGAAGATGGTGTACCCCGGTAGTTTGATGGCGGTAGTCCGCTCGTTGGCGAGGTCGGCCATCATTTGCTCTACGGCATCTACTTCCTTCTTCGGGATACTGTACACTTTACCGAGGAAGAACGGCGGTCTGGTCTCCATCACGACGTTGGTGAAATTCTCGTCGGGATTGTTGAGGATAACGAATCTTGGGATTTTCATACGCGAGTCATAATTCCGTCGAGCAAAAATAGCATTTCTTCGACAGTTTTCAAAGGCAACGGGATTCGCCCACGCAGGAAGTTGCTCAAATTTTGGTTCTGGATGCCGAGGGTCCGTGCTACTTGGATCTGGGTGAGGCCGTTGTCTTGGATGGCCTGTGCCAGTTCCGCCCTGATGTCTCGCCTGATGGAGAGGCGGTTCTTAACCGTGTCCTCCTCGATGGTGGCGTTCTCAACTCTGGGCTGAATCAGACCCAAGTCCATAGGAGAGGCAGAAGCCAGCGCCTCCACCTTCTCCTTGAAGTTCAGATATTCTCCCATACCCTACTCCTCCACTTTGTCAATGAAGAAGTGTTCGGTCACGTCGTAGTCCGGCTCCTTGATAGTGACGAGGAAGTCGGTCTCGGTCCCGGTGAAGCTGGCACGTCCGCCGTAGTTCTCGTGCTGGGCCTTGAATCGGCTGCGGATTTCGGTCTCGGCCTCCTCCTGCTTCTTGTGGGTGGAAAGAACAGTTGTCTCGTGGTCGAAGGTAGTTTTGAGGATTCGACCCGTCCTCTCTCTCTTGACTGCAAACATAGCGATCATAAATAAATTTGGATTATTAAAAATTAAGTTATACCTTTGTCCCAACATTGCGGGGTAGAGCAGCGGTAGCTCGTCGGGCTCATAACCCGGAGGCCGGAGGTTCGATTCCTTCTCCCGCTACTAAATCGGCTGGATTAACGGTTCACGTTATTCTGGCCGATTGTCATTTCCGGGCCTTCCTTCTCACTGGGTGCAATCTCCACGTCCCATCTGTGCCGGGCGCATACCTCCCGATGTGTTGGCCGTTGGTGAACTCCTCATAGAAGATGGCGTCAAAGTCCCAGAGGTTGCCGTCCTCGTCCTCGTTACAGACTTCGCAGACCAGTTCGATATTCACGATTTCAATCCCGCCACTGGATTTGAAGGGGCACATCGCGGAAAGGCGCTTGGCCTCCTTCATCCCCTCCCGGTAGTTGTCACAGCTCTGGAACTCCTCCGTTCGGAAGTCGTTCGGAGCGTCTGATGCTTTTGTCTGGAGATAAATCTCGTATTTCCTTACCTGTTTCATTACGCAAAGTATTTAAGTGCCGATTGCGGCAGCTCTACGTTGGTGTTCACGATGTAGCGTTCTGTCATTGCGGTGCTGGAGTGGCCCGCCATTCTGGATATATCCAGCAGGGGGACGTGCAGCTTGGCGAGGTTGGTGCAGAAACTGATGCGGGCCGTGTGGCTGCTGACGTACTCATATTTGGGTCCGGTCAGGGTTGCCCCGGCCTTGTACACCTTCACCCGGTCGCAGATCCCGGCCCTGTGGCAGAGACGGCGCAATGCTTTGTTATAGCCAGCCAGCGTTACCTCCTGCTCGTTGTGCTGGACCCAGAGGATATAACCCTGTACTCGGTTGCTACACGGCACTACGGCGTGGACTGCCGTTTTCTTCGATACGTAGGAGAGTTGGCCCTCCACAACGTTCTCGGCCGTCACCTCCCGGATGTCAGAGATTCGCATCCCGGTGTAGGCTCCGATCAGGAACTGATATAGTACCTGCTGCTCCACCGGGGTCTCGGTCCTGACCTGTTCCAGCCGTTTGAGTTCGGCCATTGTGAGGTAGGTCTTGACTGGAGCCTCTTTCTTGGCGTGGAGGATGTCGCGGTAGTCGCGGCAGAACTCCTCCTCGTCCTCGTAGCGAGCCAGAACCCCCTTCAAAACCGCAAAATAGGTTCGGGCGGAAGTCGGAGCCACCTCCTCCATTACGTCGTCTCTAAAGGCGAATAGACGGGCTTTTGTGAGGTCGTGCCATTCGCTGATGCCGGATGCCGTCAGGTGCTTAATGAGGGCCGGGGCTTGTACCCCTGCGCTTTGTCTGATTGCTGCTATTAACTCGCACATATCTATTTCTTCTTATGCTGCTCGGTTTGCCGCGATGAGGGCGCAGTCCTCCTCGCTAATAAAGTCCTCGAAATACAGATTCTCTGACACCTTCTCCTCCCAGAAGCCGGGCCTGTCCTGCCAGTGGTTCTTGCAATAGCGCTGGGCTGCTGCGTCCTTGCTCATCCGTTCCAGCTCCGGGGCTATCTTCGTGAAGAACTCATCCTCTACGATGATGTCGAAGTTGATGATGTCGGCTCGGCCACTTCCCAGCTGGTAGTAGCTCGGATGGTTGAAGGCTCCGGCCTTGATCTCCACTACGCCGTAGGCTTTGAGCTGGGGCAGAACCTCGGCCTCTATCACCTCGTTGGCGTACTCGACCAAGCGGCAGAGATACTTGTTCAGGTCTATGGCTATATCGTAGGGGTTGATGCTCTCCGGCAGTTCCTCGCAGAGTTGTTCCTGTTCCCAGTCGAAAACGGTGCTCGGGCTGATGGCGGTCTCGTAAAGGTCCGGGCAGAGGATCGGGAGTAAATCGGTGCTGGTTCTGATGATGTGTTGCATTTCTTTCTTGCCCGTTTGTATTCCGTCGGCGGCGGTTCAATCATTAACTGATGTAAAGTTAATAATATTTTATTAAATTACAAACTTTTTTGAAGAAAGTTTCAGAAAAAAGAGGGGCCGGGTGGTTCTCGTGGTGTTATCCCGGATTCAGCCAAGTGGGTTTGCTTCCTTCGCGCCCCCGGCCATCTGCGCAAATGTTTGGCCCTCCCTCACCCTCGTGTCTCTGTTTGACTGCAAAGATAGTTTGTAATTGTGCAGTGTATCTGCACTTTATTCCGTCTCGAAAATTAAGAGGTTGGCGGTACTGTAGATGCCGGGGTGCTCCTCGGCCAGCTTATAGGACAGATCCTGAACCGTCTCAAAGTCGGCGCTGGTCACGTACTCTTTCACGGACTCGGCCACGATGTGCCCCGCCTGTTTGAGATGCTGGGCCATAACCCGGGCCAGCGCCCGTGCCTTGTTCCCCTGCTCCTTGTCCCTTTTCATCGGTCTGAAATGCGTTGTTCTCATCTTTATTTCCTCCTTATCTTTGATTGCTAAATAAATCCACGTAACGACGAACCAAAACGCGAAAGCGTAAAATACCACGGCAAAACTAAACATCCCCCTGCCCCTCCTGTAGCTTGATAGCAATTTCCAGAATCTCGGTGTCGGCTTTTGAAAAGAGTTCCGGATGTTCTTCGCAGGCAGTTATGCACCTTTCATCACCCTCATTTGCCCTCAATGCGATAGCCTCTCCAATGCTCATTTTACGGATGTGTTGCAGTCCGAATTGCATTGCAAGACTAATTATTGTCAAATGGTTAGCCCTTGTTGTTCCGATATAAGTGTAATTATTTTTCATATCTCGTAGTTTTTAATTTTCAAAATTATGCGACCTTGTTATATCCGGCCTCACCGTTGCTGAACATATAGGCCAGCTCATATACCCCGGTGCAGTTCTTCCGGCAGAAGTCCTCCGCCTCCTCCATTGCCTTTTCCACGGCCCGGCGTACCTTCTGGGCGATGTTCTTTGCCTGCATCTTGATAAGGCCAGGGTTCCAGTACGATTCCCGCCAGCTTACATAGTCCAGAGCGTCCCGGACCAGCCCCTCCACGTCCTCCGGGGCGTATTCCCCATCGAAGCTGCACCCGTTTTCGTCACAGGCGTAGATGGACCAATCCAAGTTCCCGGCCTCGTAACGTCCGACGTTGTATTGTATCTCGATGGTCAGATTCATTCCGCAGGCCGGAGACAGGTTCAGGCCATCGACCTTCTGCAAAATGGCGATGGAGTCGCGGCCCCTATACTTGTCAGAGTCTCCGGGGCGCTTCCAGCGGTTGTAATAGCCGGATTTTTGCCCGGTGCTGGTGGCGTTCTCCTGAATGTATTCGATCTCGTCCTCCGTGTCGTCGTAAACAGTGCAGCCCTCCTGCCATCCCTCCAGCTGCTCGCCCTCGTCGTTGTAGAAGGTGCGGCAGTCCAGTACGTAGTAATTGCTGGCATTTGTCTTGAAAAAATTCGGTGCGCTCATAGTGTTCTGGCCTGTTATCCTGTGGCCGTCAGTTTTTGAAAGTTAATTGAGCCGGGGCAGGGTGTCGCTCCCTGTGGCCGTTCTCTGTCCCCGGCTTGGTCTTGTCTTACTCCTCGGACTCGTCCCCCTCCTCCTCATCCTCGGCAGGCTTCCAGCCCTCGTCCTCCAGCTCGTCCAGAGCCTTTCCGATGCACTGGCCCAAAAGGTAGCAGCGGATCGTAACGTCCAGCGCCTCGGCTCCCTGTTCCAGCGGGTCCCGCTCGTCTCCGAACTCGGCCCGTGCCTCCTGCAACAGGTCGATATTGTGGCAGAGGTATTCCTCGGCCTCCCACGTGTTGAAGGTGTAGGAGCCGGACCCGTTCCCGGTCACACTGTCAACGGTCCATAAATCGTCGTTGAGGCGTTCCTCCACTTCCTTCCGGCTGTCCTCGTTCCAGCGGATCTCGTTGTCCCTGATGTAGTTCTTGATGTCGTTCTTGACGTTTTCGCGGTAGTCGTAACGTTCCATTTTGTTTTATGCCTGTTTGTCTCGGTTGGCTCCTCCGTTCTAATTCTGATGCAAAATTAATAAAATATTATTAAACTGCAAACTCTTTTGCAGAAAATTTCAGAAAAAAATTTTACTGCCACTGTCCCAGCCTGAACAAATCCCGGAAACTGGCGGGGGTGTCGTGCCGCTTGCTGGCCTCCCGTGCCGTGATCCGGCGGATCTGGATGTCTCCCGGCCTGAAATAGCGGTATAATAGCGCCCTGTCGAAAAAATCGAGATAGGCGAGCTTCTGGCCGTTGGTTGTGGCCGCTGTTATGAGGTGCTCCCCGTCGGGGATTGTTACGATAAAATAGGCTGTTTTCATTGCTTGAAAGTGTTTGATAATTTGCGCCCGGCGGGGATCCCGCCTCCCCGTTCTGGACTGTCCCCGGGTCCCTGTTCGTTTACAGCAGACAGGCGAGAGCCGCAGCCCGTACCCGGGTGGCCTCCCTCGGCCCCTCCAGTCTGGCGGCATAACCTCCCGCCCGTAGCGCCTCGATAACCCGCACGGCATCCGCCGGGCTCCCTGCCTTGATCGTGGCCGTGCCGTCCTCCTCCTCCCTGATGTAAGGCCGGGCGAAGCTGGCCCGGGGCGTGGCCCCTACTATTTGCCGGATCGTTTGCATCTTCTGGCCTTCCCTATTTACTGGAAATATACCCGTATTTGTAGGCCGTGCCATGCTCCCTGTTCAGGGCCTTTTGCAGCCCGATCCCGGCCTCCCTCCAGTACCAGCGCAGCACCCGGCCCTGTCGTCCTGTCCTGAAAAATACCGCTTTCTCGGCCCAGATAAGGGCACGGAACCCAGCGACAGCAGCAGCCGTCAGAGCGTCGCAAACTTTGTGTATAAATACCTGTTTCATCTTGTTTTATTGCCCGTTTTATGCCGTCGGCTCCTCGGCTCTATTGTTAAACAGTGGGACCGGGTGGGGCCGTCGCTGCCCCTGTTCCGTCCTCCGTGCCCGGTCAGGTTCTCGGCCCTTACAGTGCAGCAAGCACAGCCCGGGCGTTCTGGATTTCTGGATCCAGTTTGAAAATACCATCTTTCAGGGCTTTTGTCAGACGGATCCGGCCCGTGGCCTCCCTGTATGCCTCCAGCGCCCGGCGCTGCAATTCTTCGATATAGGAGTAAACAGCGGCACGGCCCGCACTTTGGAACGTGTAACTTTCCCAAGTTCTATTGTAATAGCGGACGCGGGCTCGGCTGACTTCGTGGCCGTCGATAAGTAAAAAACCGTTATGGCCCCAGCTGTTCCGCGTCTCCCAGTACTGGCCGAAAACTTCAAAGGTGATCCCGTTCAATTCGATTTTTTTAATACGTTCCATAATCTTTGCGCCTGTCTTTATTCCGTCGGCGGCGGTTTTAATTGTTAGAGTTTTGGCCGCTGGCCGGGGTACGATCCCGGTGCTGTTCCAATATTCCAGCGGCGGCGGATTTAGAAACGGTTCAGGCCCCGGGCGACGATCCCGGCAGCAGTCCCAGACAGCCGCGAAAATTCCAAACCGGGACTATTTGCCCGGCTGGAAAAATTCAACGCTCAAACGATCCCCGAAAAAGCCCCGGCGCACCGTTTCGATCGTGACGCTTTCTTGATTAAAGACCCGGCACAGCTCCCCCGCAAAGTCCCGGACCTGTTCCAATGTTACGAAGTACAGCACCACGGAAAGAGAATTTTCCCGGACTTGTTGCCCGTTGTCGTGGGTATAAATCCCGGCGCAAGCCGTAACCGTTGCCCCGGCAAAACGGGAGCACAGCAGGCCGGAAAGAATCCCGGCGGCGCTTGTCTCGAGCTCCTGTCTTTTGCTGTCCTTATCATTAAGGCCCAGGCTAATAACCGCTTTTTGTAATTTTGTCTGTTTCATAATTTCGCGCCCTTTGTCCCGGCGGGCTACCGTTCTAAATCCATCACAAATATAATAATATTTTATTAAACTACAAAATAAATTGCAAAAAATTTCACCCTTTCAGGAAAAAAAATATATTTGCCAGCAGGACAGCAGGAAAAAACGCCAGCAGGCCGGAACCCTGAAACAGTCCCAGCGCAAAAAACAGATGAAACAGGAACAAAAAAACGACTACAAAAGGCAGGATTTAACAGAGAGAGAAAAAGCCGTTATAATTTGGGGAATTGTCACAGGCTGCAAAGATTGGAAAAAAATATATTTGCTTTCCAGAGAAAACCCGCCGAGCAGCTACAGCGAAAAAAACACAGCAACCGCGGCAAGCCGTTTTAAACTGTCTGCAAAAGTCCGGGATTTTGTGCAGGAACAAAACGCCATATTTGCCGCCAAAGCTGACCAGATCAGGAACGAAGCAGGGATCTTTGGAGGAACAGACGCAGACAGCAACGAAGACACGAAAACGGGAAACACGGCGAAAAGTAAAAAAATCGGGGTGGATTTCACGAATACCGATGAACAATTAAAGTATTTAGCAGGAAAGGCGGACGAAGTTATAACAGACGAAAAACAACGCTTTGAAATCATCAAACTAATAACCGAGATCCAGAAGCGGACACAAGCGGACGACGGCTCCGGGGCCGATATACAAAGGTTTTACACGTCGCTACGCTGCCGGGATTGTGTTTTATATCAACAAGCCCGAGAAAGCGACGAAAATAGCCCGAAATAGTTTATATTATACGCATAATGTGAACAATAAGCAGGAAGCAAGCCCAGACCGCGAAGGGGGAAGGGGGGAAGTATAGAAATCACGTCCTCTCGGACCCCTTCTCGCTAATTTTTTTTTGATTTTTTTTGTTGTTGGCTTGGCCAGACGGGAATGCGCGATGTAAGTTACTGATTTTATTGCGTATTGCTGGTTTGGTTATTCGGATTTCGTTGATTTCTCGTAGATTTTCCGGTCGAATTACGATTGTAAGTCACTGATTTACAACACTCTCGTTGATTTCGTAGAAAATATATCATATTTATTCTTTCACCTGCGTACTTGCGTAAAGGGATAGGTATAACAAATTAACGAGAATAGGTTAAGTTGCTGATTATCAATAGTTCTTATTGCGTATTTGTCTCAAAATTAACGAGAAATTAACGAGAAATCAACGAGGATTATGATTATCAATGATTTATAAGGTCGAAAAACGTCGAAAACGGCCCATTTTCGCGGAATTTGCGATGGGGAGGGGCTGGGAGGGGTTGAAACTTTTAATGTTGATTATTTCAGATAATTGCTAACTTTGTGCTATGAAACTTGCCGAAAAAATCTTGCGTCGGATGCGGCCAGATGCTGCGTTGTTCTCTCCCGATGAGTTGTCATACGTCGGGGAGGTCGTTGCCGCTTACAATGAGGAGAAAGCATTGTTGGAGAAGAAAACTGCGTTGCCTACTCGGTTCGTGGCGATTGGGGATGAGGTGGTGGTTCGGGGCCGGAGATTCAGGTGTGAGGAAGCGGCCCGGGTGTCGGTTCCGGCGGAGGCTTGCAGCGGCTGCTTCTTGTCGAAGTTATACCTCGGCTGCGGCGACTTGCAGTGTGGCTGTTTCGACCGACGCGACAAGAAATTTGTCTGGTTCAAGGAAGTGAAAAAATAGTGGGCTAAAAAATTGGTGCAAAATGGGAGCGAAGGTAAAGAATTGGCGTGATGTCGGCCAAAGGTTGAGGTCCGGCCTTGCCCGAGTATTCCGGGGGTGGGCCGAGGCGTTGGATCCGAGCCCGAAACTGCCGCGTCGCCGCCTTTCTCTGGTGACGGTTGTGGATGAGCGGCGGCAGGCGAAATTTGGCAGAAGGCTGGTGAAGTATTGCGACCGTCGCGATGTTGATGAAGTGTCCCGGGCTTGGGCCCGGAAGCAGTGTGTCCTCCGCACGATGGAGTTGCTGCGGTCGATGCCCCGCGACTACTTCGTTTTCGAGGATTACAAAGATGATAGCGGCAACATCATCGTCCGTTCCACGTTAAAGGTCTTGAAAGATGATTGACAACCTCGATGTGTTGAAGCAGGAGTTGCTGACTTTGCTCCGGCCCTATGCCGACGGCTTTGCAAAGTTGTCGTTGTCCCGTTCCGCCACCGAGCGCATTGACGGGTATGTTTCCATCTTACGTGGTGCGATAGCCAGTAGCAGCCTTTGTTATATCGACAACGTGATGGCTTTCTTTGACGGCCGGGCCTACACTCGCCTCACCAGTCGCAGTCTCTCACTCATTGTCGCGAATATCTTGCCTGAGTTCGGGGTTGGGGCCTCCGACGCAAAGAAAATCGGCGATATGCCGTTTTCTGTGATATTCGAGAAGTCGTACAGGAACGATCCGACCAAAGTCTGTTTCACGAATTGCGTGTATGACATACAGCGGAATCGGGCCTATTCCTTCGACCGCAGGCACATAACGGATTACGCCCTGCCCTACGAGTGGCGCTCTGATGCCACTTGCCCGAGGTGGGAGCAGTTCTTGGTGGAGGTTCTGCCCGATGCCAGCGAGAGGGCGTGCCTGCAGGAGTTTTTCGGAATGTGCTTCATCGACCGCGAGAAGCTATCTATCGAGAAGATGGCGCTGCTGATTGGAGAAGGCAGCAACGGCAAGAGCGTGATATTCGACGTTATGAAGAACGTCATAGGCAAGGATTGGGTCAGTTTCCTGTCGCCGGATCAGCTCATTGACAACAAGCAGTTGGTGAGTGTTGACGGGAAGAAACTGAACTTCTCGCCGGATATTAAGCGCAGTGCGGCTTTCGACTCCGGCCTGAAAGCGTTGAGCTCCAGTCAAGACGTACAGGGCTGGCGGTTGTACGCCGGGAACGTGGTTGTCAAGTGTCCGCCGCTGGTCTTTGCCTTCAACGAGAGGCCCAGATTCCGCGACGATACCGATGCCTTCTTCCGCAGGCTGATGCCGTTCCTGTTCGATGTAATCATCCCTCCCGAGCGTCAGAATAAGAAGCTGGCGGCGGAGATATGCGAGGCGGAGCTGCCCGGCATATTCAGGTGGGTTATGGATGGCCGGAAGCGGTTGCTAAAGCACGACGGCTCCTTTACGCGCTGCATCAGAATGGAAAAGGCGTTGTCGGCGATGAAGCGAGAGGTGAGGAAGTACAAGGCCAGTCCGCTGGTGTCGTTCTTGGAGAAGATGGGTTACGATGTGAAGCCGCAGTATAGCGGGCAGGAGCCGGAGCGGGTGTCGTCGAGCCGGATATACAACGGACTTGGTGGCGCTATGACGAAGGATGCTATCACCCGGGAGCTGACATCATATCACGTGGCGAAGGACAGGGGCGTTGAGGTGAGGTATTATCTCTATCGCATCGAGACAGACAATGCGTGATTTGGCACAGTATCGGGCCGTTTTCGCACGGTTTTCGGCAAAAATCGCACGTTTTCGTCAATTTTTGGTACGTAAAAGGAAATTTTTCAACCATAACAGGAAAGTCTTATGAAACTTATTTTTGACATTGACAAAGAGGACATCAGCGCATTGATTGTCCTGTTGAAGTTCACGCCCGAGGAGAAAAAGATGCTTCGTGACTACATCGACAGCCACGATGAAATCGAGGTCCCCGCCGATATTCTCAAAGACAGCGACAGCGCCGAAATGATGATGGCAATGTCTATGATCGCCCTCGGCAGTATCGCTCACAAAATAGAAAAGTAGCCTTATGAAGATTCTGAATGGAAAAGTTAAACTCGACAAGCGGGACATCCGTGTCGGGAATTTCGTGTACACGAATGAGCCTGATCATATCAAGATTCAAGACATCAGTCTCACCATCACGCACCGCATCAATCGCCACATCGCGAAGGGGCAGTTGCTGGAAATGATGCTGGAGGACCCGGAGAAGTACAAGAACGACCTCCACAACTACGCCACCTTGATGTACAACTTCCTCTGCACTGTTCCAGATGCCACTCTCTACGATGACATCAACAAGGCGGTACTGGACTGCATCAACCGCCACAAGGACGTGTACGGCATTAAGGAGGACATCACCCCTGCGGAGGATGCCAAAATCCTGCAGGAGGAGAAGGAACTGCACGAGGCGGTCGAGGACATCAAGGAGAAGGGCGAGGCCGCTGCAGAGCCAGAGCCCGAACAGGAGAAACCTTCCGAGTAATGGCCATATCCAAGAATACCGAATCCGAGTCACACCGGGCCGAGTTCGACCTGCGCTGTACGGAAAACCTCCGTCGCGGACTTGCGGCGGAGGGTGCTTGGGATTTGGTGTTGCGGGCTGATGCCATCATCGCTGATGGCCGGAAGCGAGTTGAGCAGATCAGGTCTCGTCTGGGTCCAGGTTCTCGTTAAAGACGGGGTACGTAGAGCAGCAGCAGTTGGGGTGTACCGGGATCACGATTTCCGTGAAGGGATGGACCACGGCGCACACCGCATCGCAGTCGGGGCAGTCGAAGTTGGAGTTACGTTTCACTCTATATCCGATTGCCCCGTCTCTTTTGTATGTCTCCAGCCTGCCGTAGTGGAAGGCATCGGCAATCATCGTTGAGCCGACGACCGAGATTGCCTTCACAATATTGGAGTTGATGCCACGGCCAGAGTTGAGGTCTCCGTCCACGATGTAGGTGGCGGCGTAGCCTCCTTCCCTTCTCGCATTTGGTATCAGCATCAGGTAGTTCGGGTTGGCTACCAACTGCATAATGGTGGTTTCTATCTTGGCCTGGGACATCTTGTTGGTGAAGCCGATGGCTATCCCGGCCTCGAACAGGTATTTGAGTCGGGAGACGTGGCCGTCGATGCGGGCTTGGGCCGTTTCTCCGTTGATCTCTCGTGTGGCGTAGGATTTACAGTCAAGGTCGAAGTCGTCTGCCTCTGCTTCGGCGATGGCGTAGTCCAGCCTTGTTCTGATGTTGTCAAGGATGCGGTCCGATAGATTGACCAGCGACTTATTCACGGCTTGGTCAAGGGCTTCGGCTATATCGAAGGCGAAGTCCTTTCCCCAGCGGCGGTAGGCTTTTGCCAGCAGGACGATTTCAGAAACAGAAGGGCGAATGTCACGCCGGACATCGCCCTCCACCTTTTCCATTTGTTTGATTACCTTCTCCATAGCCCATTACTGGTTCTGGCGGGTTTGACTCACCACGTTCGGCTGCTTCCCTGTTGAATTGGCTTTTGCCTCTGCCACCATTTCGGCGTGTGCCTCATTCAGAATGCGATTCCATTCATCGGCGGTTCCGTAGCCGGAGTTGTAGGCTATTTCGGATGCCGTCTGCTTGGAGAGGACACCGCTGCCGACGAGCTGGACCAGAGCGGCCACGGTCTCGCTCTCGCTCATAAAGACGAAGGGCAGGAGTTCGGCCTTGATGCGGAACTTGTTGTAGTCGCTACGGTGCTTAACCTCAACGCCATAGCCGTACTTGAATAGGGTCGTTGCCCGGTCAAGGAACATCTGGTACTTCATCGCATCGTCCAGTGCTTTGAGGTAGGAGTCAGCAAATAGCATCTTGACCGTGAGCGAACTCATATCGCTACCACTCTTGATTTCTGGAGTCTCCACGGCGAAGGAGCTGCGCATAATGTTCTGCTCCAGTTTGTTGAGTTGGGTCTCAAAGGACTTGGCCGCGTCAGCGGGTTCGAGGAAGCCAATCTTCGCGTTGGGGTCGCTGGAGTCGATACGCTGCGGCGTACCGTCTAAGCTGCTGATAACCTCCATTTCCTGACCGATGGTGTAGAGGATGCGTAGGGCGTATGCTGCATTGTTCTCTGCGAACTGGGACAGGGACAACTCGTAGTTCTCGATCAGGGACTGGCTCGGGGTCCAGAACGGCTCACCATAGCGGTGATACGCAATAGGGCACATCGGAAAGTTGTGCCGAGTCTTTTGCTCATCAATCTCCCACTCTTTCTTGTCGTCTTTCAACGACTTCTTGTAGCGAATGTACGAGGTATCATCCCAGACATCGAGGAATGTTACCTGCTCGCCGTCTGGCTCTCCCTCGGTGTATTCGCGGGCAAAGAGAGACAGTTCCCCGGTGAGGCGGTCGTAGTGAGGATAGAGGATGTCGCCATTATCAAAGGAGAAGGTGCGCCAGCCAACTTTATTCTTCGACAGGAAGAAACAGATGGCGCAGTCTCCAGTCTTGCCGTCGGTGGAGATAGCGTCGTGGATGGCTACCTCAACGTTCTTCTCCTCCCAGCCTTCGCGGAAGTCTGCGAGCCAGTCCTGCGCCGCCTCTGAATCCTTGAAGCTGCGTATGAGGCGATGGCTGATGTTGTTGCCGATGAGTGCGGTAAGGCGCTTGGTGTGGATGCGGGACTGGAAGCCAACAGCGACCCTACTCTTGATTTTCTGGTACACCTTGCCATCGCTATCTTTGCTGAACGGGTTGGGATAGTACTTCATCGAATTGATGAGGTGAGCGTTGACATCATACTCCCGCAGGAAATCGGATTGCGTCCGAAGCTCGAACAGGAGCGGATCCACGCTGTAGTTTGCCCTTGCGTTGATGGTCCCGCGAGGGGTTTGCGACAGGCCCGGCCCTACCAGCGCCGGAGGTATCAGCCGCTTGAAGGACTCCTTGACACGAATCTTGTCTGGAGTCATAGTGTCAATAGTATAACTCATATCTGATAAGGATTACATATTTTCAAAGCCTTTTCGGATGCACTTCTTATTGCTGGCAAATAGCGGAGTGACCATAAACAATCCCTCGATAAAGTCAGGGCTATGGCCAATCTCCAGTTTCATCTGCTGCTTGGTGATGATTTCAAAGCGGGCCTCATTGTCTTTGCGTTTGAGTGCCATACGTTCGGCTACGAGGCGGTCGCGGACGGTGAACGTGTGTCCTTTCTTGTCGGTGTACTTACGGTCGAGCAAGTCCTCCGCAATGCTGTATTCGCGACCTTTCACGGCCTTCACGAACTTCTCCGCGCATTCCGATTTGAGGTTATTCCAGAGCCGGGGGTCCGATGCCGCGCTCTTATTGTTGAATCCGACACTTGACTTGAAGTGTCCCTCCAGCCAGAGGCCGAGACCGTTCTTGTCGTAGGTGAAGTTTTCTTCCCTGACTCCGTTCTTCTTCAAGAATTTCTTGATAAAGGGGACAACTTCATCAGAAGGGGCCCCGAACCAAGCCTCCAAGTCGCAGATGTGGTGGCCGTCGAAGGCCCATATCACGAAGAAGTCCCCGGTGAGGGCCACGTCTGCAGATGCCCGCATCACTCCATCCCTGCGTTCTGTGTTATTGAAGAAGGCTTCCATATCGTCTTGCGTCAGCAGGCTGGTCCCGCTCTCGACATCGCGCCAGATACCGCGCATATCGTTGACGACGGACGCACCGCCACCACTGGCCAGACGTGACACATATCGCTTATCAGCAACGTGCAGAATCTTGTTGTCGGCGTAGTCTCCTTCGATGAACTGGAGCGTCAGGATCATATCCTCTGGTTTGAGGTCCGGCGCACCCATAAGAAGCAGGTCTATCTTCTCTTTTGCTTTGGGATGGGAGTACACCTCTTGCCAACTGTCTCCCCAAGCAATCTGGTTTATATCGTCTCCCCAGTTGAACATATAGCGCTTCTTGCCGTCGCGCTCGGGGATAACCATATCCGTCTCCGGGTCGATGTACCACTCCAGCAGTTTCCGTAGTTTGTTGTTCCAGCCCACCGGGTTGCAGGTAGCCACGACCTGCGACTTCACGCCAGCAGTATTACGGTTGACGGAGAGGAAGTCGAAGATGATTTTGACGTTCTCGCGGGTGTGCTCTGGTAACTCCTCCAAGTCGATGTATGCCAGTTCAGCACCACGGAATCGGTCCGTAATCTTGCCGAGGTCCATCAGGTGCTCCATCTTCAAGGATGCTCCTTTCCCGTTGAGGAAGGACCATTCAAAGTAGGATTCTTTCGGTGCGCCGAAGCCTCGAAACACTGGCTGGCTTGCTTTCCACGGACCGCGTTTCACATCATCCTCATACTTACGGAAGGCGTACATCGACACGTCTGGGTTGAAGATGTAGGGCAGGGCCTTGAAAAGTGCAATCCAAGTCTTGCCACCACCTTTCTTACCGCCGATGATGAGCAGGTCGGCATCGGCTTCTTCCACCCTTTCTTGAAAGCCTTTCTGCGGCACGAGGTTGTAGGAGCGTTTGCCCTGCAGTTTCAGTTGCAGGTTCTCCTCTCGCAGCATTTCGATGAACTCGTAAGTATAGACTTTTTGGCCCCGTTTCAGAAACACGGGGTCAAGATACTTACTGTCGTCTCTGATAACTTTTCTTGCCATACAAGGGCAAAGGTCACATTTTTATTGAAATAATCTGAAATAATTATTTCATATTGTTTGGATTGGTTTTATATCTTTGCCCCGGATATGGACGAGAAGAAAAGCATACGGAAAGAAGTGAAGCTGGTCTGTCCGCAGTGCGGCAAGGCCCTTCCCGTGCGTATTCTGGAGTTGAAGGGTAAACTTCGTTACAGCCTTGTGTGTAGAAATTGCAAGGCCAAGAGCGAGGTCGAGATTCAGGAGAACATATAGAGCGTCCGTAGAGACACATCAGCGACCGATAGCGTCCAAGAGACCAAATGAGTCCGTGCAGAGGTGGGTTTTGCCCCGTCTCCGTGCGGGCTTTTAATGTATAACCAAAACAAGTTTTGTATGAAAACCAAACTTTTGACAGCTCTCAAAACCGAGTACGCGGCGTCGGGGTTGAGCGACAAGGCGTTTGACGGGGTGGCCTCTGTCCTCGTAAAAACCGTTACCAAAGACGATGAGATTGATGGGGTCGTCAAATCCGACGAAACCAATGCTCTCATCAAGGCTTATCAGACCGACACCGACAAGGTGCGCACTGAAAAGGCGAACCTGCAGGCCGAGTTTGACAAGTACAAGAAGGAGCATCCAGAGACGACTCCTCCCAAGAACGAAGGTGACGAGGACAAGAACAAAGAACTCTTGGATCGTATCGCGGCTCTGGAGCAGGAGAACAAGGAGGCCAAGCAGAAGGAGGCTCGCACCGAGAAGCTGGCCAGCATCCGTACCAAGATGAAGGAACAGGGGTCGGACAACGACAGCATTCTGGATCTGGTATTGGAGAAGGCCGAGTTCAAGGACGAGGACAGCGTTGACGACATTGCAGCCAACCTGAAAACCGCCTACGATGCCAAGTACACCCAGTTCTACGGTGATGGCCCGGTCCCGCACTCTCACAAGGCCACCGTTCCCGAGTACACCGGGACGGAGGACGACGACTTTGCCGAGACCCTGCGTCGCGAAGGCAAGCTCCCGAAGAAAAGCGAATAACATTTCAAATTTTTAATTCCATTATCCGATGAAAAGTTCTTTCAACGCTTATGGCAGGACGAGGGATGAGTTCGGCAATCTGACCATCCCCATTTGGCTCGGCAATCACGTCGAGGCCGTTCCTGTGGGTGGCACTCTTGATCGGAACTACCTCATGGCAGGTGCTCTGTATCAGGCTGGTTGCCCCATCAACATCTCCAACAAGGTGATTACTCCTTTCCTCGTGATGCAGGTGACTGCTGTCGAGGGTGGTGTCCTCACCGTGAACGTTGGCAACTACGGCATTGAGCCGACCACCAAAGACTATCTGCAGAAGGTAGGCAACGACCTCTCCAGTCTCGGAGAAGCTGTCGCCATCACCGCTGTGGAGGAGACCGAGACCGCGAACGTTTACAAGATCACCGCCGCCATTGACGGCGCTGCTGTTGGCGACGTGGTTGTCCTGTCCCCTGTCGAAAGCGGAGCCGTGGCTCCCAATTCCTACCTGTACAATGACATCTTCATTGGCAAGGAGTTCGACGTGACCGCCGAAGAGACCGCTGCCACTGGAGCCGCCATTATGTACAACCATTCCGGCATCCTCATCGACCGCACCCCCGCCAGCCTCATCAAGGCGCAGATGGCGAAGGTCGTTCTGGGTGTGTATCAGCACAACGAATAAACCATAGGAGAGAAACGTTATGAATACCAATCCTGTACAGTTCTATGACCTTCTCGCCCGTGCTTTCCGTGGTGACACCTCCAGCAAGCGTCTGCAGGGCTTCCTCAACAAGACCCTTGCCGAGAAGTACAACGGCCTCCAGATCCCGGGCTTCGACTTCGAGCCCGATATGCAGCTGGAGTTCACCTACGAGCAGGTGCAGAAGGAGCTCGGCATCACCGCGATGGCGAACTACTACGACCTCGACTCCAAGCCCATCCCTCGTGGGGCCGAAGGTGCATCCCTGCTCACGGGCAAGATTCCTCGTATGAAGGACGTGATTTACTTCAACGAGGACAAGGTGCGCAAGCAGCTCATCACCGAGAAGCTGTTTGGCGAGACCAGCGACGAGGCTATCCGTTCCGCAAAGCGCAAGCTGTTCGAGACTCTGGACGACCTCATCGGTGGCCACACCAACTCCCTGACCTACCAGCGCCATCAGATGATCTCCGCTGGTAAACTCACCCTGACCGACGCGAACAACCCGAAGGGTATCAAGAACGTGACGTTCAGCGCGAGTGTTCCTTCCGCCAACAAGAAGAACGCTTCCACCCTCCGTGGTAATGCCGACAACAGCCGCAAGTGGTGGACTGACAACACCTACGCCACCGAAGGCGCGAATGCCGACGTTATCGCCGACCTCGTGGAGTTCCTGCAACCCATCCTTGACAAGGGTATCAAGGGCCATCTGGAAATCAACAGCGCCTTCCTGCGCCGCATCCTGCGCCACTCCAGCGTGGCAAAGGCCATCGCCATCAACCTGTGGCCTATGGGCGACCTCTCCAACACGCAGGCTGCTGCCGCTGCCCTGCCCGAGACCTCCCGTAAGTCCAAGTTCGAGGAGCTGATTGGTATCTCCGTCACCGCTATCGACAGCCTCGTGGCCGTCGAGAAGTACGACAAGACCAAGAAGGCTCTGGAGAAGCCGAACATCAACGCCTTCAACAGCGACGTGATCGTGTTCGTGCCCGATGGTAAGGTTGGAACCATCCTGTCGGTGATGCCTATCACCTTCCAGAGCGCTTCCGCCACCTACGGCAAGTTCTACGACGGTCGTCTCCTGCTGACGGTGGATGCCGATGCCGTTGAGAAGTGTCAGGGCTACTACACGGAAATGACCGTGCTGGCCGTCCCGACCTCTCCGCAGTATCTGTTCTACTTCTTCCCAATTGCCTAAACTCTCACGAAGGCTATGGCAGCGTACACAGTAGAGACTTGGCTTCGGGGGAAGGTCGATTTCGACTTTACCCCGGAGGCTTTGTCTGCGATTCTTTTCGATCGTGGAATAAAGGCCGGGACCGATGCCTCCGAACTCACGGAGAAGCAGCGTGACCTGTGCTATGCCGACATCCTGATGTACGCTGCCGGATCCTCCGTGAAGGCATCTGGCGAATACATTTCCGATAACGGCTACCAACTCCAGAAGTCGGCCAAGAACGTGTTTGACCGCAAAGCGTTGCGTGACCTTGCAATGCGGCTCTATGCGAGATGGGACGACCCCCGGAAAGAGGAAGCCGATTCGAGCAAGTTAAAGATGAGAGACCTCTACAAGTAATGTACAATCCGCAGTTTCCACACACCCTCCGCGTAGTGCGTGACGGTCTTGACGAGCACGGCGATCCCATCACCGATGAGAACGGCGATCCGATTCAGGGCTATGTTACGTTGACGGCGGTGGTGATGGTTGACAACCAGCCAACTTTTGACGCTGATGGCAATTTCATCACGGAGGAGGTGGAGAGCATCCCTTTCGGCTATCGACAGAGTTCAATGAGCACGATGCGAGCCGGGGATGTGATTGTCTCCGACTACAAGATTTCGTGCCCCATCTTCCTCACTCCGCTGAATCCCGGCGACATACTGGAACTGACCGACTACGAAAAGACGTTCAGGGGCGTTGTGGTGAAGAAGGACACGTTCAATCTCGGCTCTTTGATTTGGTTTGACCGCGTGAAAAACGAGTAGGGCTATGGGACTTCGAGAGGATAACGACAAGCGTCTGCGTCAAGGTTTTGCCCGGTTTCTTGCGAGCAAGGACGAAACTATCGAACGTGCGATGTATGCCATCCTCGACAAGGCACTTGATGCCCTGCACGAGGCTCACGACCCCGATATGAAGCACGAGCAAGAGAACGATACTCTGGGCTGGTGTTTGGTCCATAACGGACGGATTGTCGAGGCCGTGTCGCAGGCAAAGGATCAATGGACTCCGAGGGGCCGGGCGCTTTCCCGCCTGCAGGAGGTAGTAGCAGAGGGGCCAAAGATGGGATGGTACGGTGTAGTTCTCTCGGATATGGCAAATGACTGGTATCGTGTGGATTACGAGATTCAATTCCTGCACGAATCAGCCTACAGTGTGATTAGAAACTTCCACAATTATTTCCGCAAGGTATGAACGACTTTGACATAACCGACATCGAGATCCGCTTGAAGGAGATTGTACGCGATGAATTGCAGGTTTCAACGACTGTTTTCAACAACAGGCCGAAATCTGCAGACATCAGCGGCAACGACTTCTGTGTAGTGAAGGTGAATGGTGTCGTCAAAGACCGTGGGGCCTACGGCGAGTGCGATGTATATCTATCCCTGTTTGCGAAAGACATATCCAACCAGAAGAACGGCAAGAAGCTGTCGGTGATGTACAAAAAACTGGTGGCTGGCCTTCCTTTCAACGACGGCCGTTACCTCTTTGACGAAACGCCAAACGTCCTCGGGGACACGGCAGACGATTACGGCTTCCACGCTCGTGTAATACAACTGAATACAATCATTAAAGTAAATCTTTCATAGCTATGCCTAACGCAACTCTTACCAAAGCGATGCTCGACGATCTCCACAAGGGGAACGCCGCCATTTCGCTTCTGCCTTACACCGCTGGCGGTGTATCGCTCGCCGGGTTGGATTTTACGGGCGCAGATCAGGTGTTCACCGAACAGGACTCCTTCACGCTGGCCCCTGCCGACCCTTCCACCAACGCTTTCCGGGTTGACCAGTACGATGAAATCATTGACTTCGACTTCGAGAACGGCGACTGGACCATCAACGGCAATATCCCGTCTTGGGCCACCGAGGTATTCGATTACTTCTTCAACGCTGGAGAGACCATTTCCGGCGACGGCCAGACCGTCAAGGGTCAGGAAGGAATCGTGTACTCCGGCAAGGGCTACAAAGAGGCGAAGGAGGTTGAGGTCACTATTCTCGTCGAGTCCAAGTCCAAGAAAACCGCCATCGCACTTGGTCACGTCAAGATTGTCGTGAATCCTCCGGCAATCGACGACCACCAGAAGCCCGGCTACGTCAAGTTTGTCGGTTACGTGCTGGCCAACGGCACTCACTCCAAGTTCGCCATCCTGAAAGCGACTGCTTAACTGGGGTGCATCCGAAACACTACCGAAGGGGGCGGGACCTAAATACCCCGTCCCCTTTTTAAATTGAATCAAGCAATGAAACAGCCCGATAAGAATGCACGGCAGGCATATCGCGAGATAGTCGCTGATGAGCCTACGACCATAACAATAGCAGGGACGCGACGCACCGTTAAAGTGCGGGGCATCAAGCCCTACACGATAGAGTGCCTGACGAAGTTGTGGAGTGAGCGTGAAATGGCCATTCCCGATAGTTCGAGTGAGACGCTTCGCTCCGTCTGTGTTGACCCCTATTTCAGCATCAAATGCGCCTGTACGATAGTTCTCAACTCGTACTGGAGGTTGCGGTTGATTTACCCGATAAAGTGGCGGATTTGGGCCTTTCTGCGGGGTTACAGCGAAGAACAGATGGAGCCCATCATCGCCGAAGGTAAAAAAAAACTTCCGCTCGAATCGTTTTGGAGGAATATGGTGTACTTGACGGATATGAGAGCGGACTGGATGAGAATGACTCAAAAGGAAGCCGAGACTTTCCAAGCCGAACAGATCTGGGCCGTGAGTCAGCTTTCGTCCAAAAATACCCCGAGTACGGCAGGCCCCGAATCTGTTTAGGCCGCTGGGAGCGGGACTGGGGCTATAGATGCGTCCTGACCCTGCCTCAAATCGAGATAATGCAAGCGGATCTGCCTCACACCCTTTACAACTTCAAAGACAATAAGCCGGACGATGAATGCGAACGGCTGAACCGGGAGGCGCTGGAGAAAGCCCGCGCCCGTCGCCGGAAGAAGGCCGAAGCCTCCGTGCCACGTGCCTACACATTGGAAGAAGTTTTTTCTGGGGCCGCTGATGAAGAAGCCCCATAGCAAGATACCACTATGGCAAAGGAAATAGACCAGCTTAATTATAAAGTCATACTTGACGATGCCGAGTTCAACCAAAAGATCTCTGCCGACCTGAAAACGGCGGAGAGCTTCAACACGCAGATGTCGCGAGTTCTTGACATCAAGAAGCAGATTGCGCATGTCGATGTCAGGTCGGCAAAGAACGCGGAGAAGATTGCTCGGGAGCAGGCCAAGACCGCTGCCGAGGTTGCGAAGCTGCAGGAGAAGATCCGGCAGGAGCAAGCCCGCACCGAAGCCGCCGCCATTGCCTCCCAGCAGCGCCAACGCCGCGAGATAGAGAAAACGGGCTCTGCCGCCATCATCAATGCGGAGAAGGAGCAGAAGGCCAAGTTGCAGACGGCCACGGCGCAGGAGCGACTGAATCGCTTGCTGCAGCAGGGCAACGACACGTACCACAACCAGGGCCGACTGCTGCGTGAACTCGGGGGCTATGCCGCCACCTATTTCAGCATTTATACCGTAGAAAGGTTTATCTCGTCGCTGGTTCGTGTCAGCGGCGAATTTGAGTTACAGCACCAGACTTTGAAGGCCATCCTGCGGGATGCAGATGGAGCCGATAAAATCTTCAACCAGTTGCAGGTGCTGGCCGTCAAGTCGCCGTTCTCCTTCTCCGACTTGACTTCTTATGCGAAGCAGTTGTCTGCCTTTTCCGTGCCGATGGAAGAACTCTACGACACGACCAAGATGCTGGCTGATGTCAGTGCTGGTCTCGGTGTTGATATGAGCCGTATCATCTTGGCGTATGGTCAAATTAGGAGCGCCAGTTTTTTGCGCGGTCAGGAAGTCCGGCAGCTGACGGAGGCCGGGATTCCCATTCTTACCGAACTGGCGAAGCAGTTTGAGGAGATAGAGGGTAGGATAGTCTCCGCCGGAGAAGTCTTTGACAAGATTTCATCCCGCGAGGTCCCGTTTGAAATGGTGGAGAAGGTGTTCCGGGATATGACCTCCGAAGGCGGCAAGTTCTACAATATGCAGGAGGTTCAGGCCGAAACCCTGAAAGCGAAGGTAAAGAACCTCGGCGACCAGTACGACGTTATGTTGTACCAAATCGGGCAGGCGCAGGACGGTCTTTTGAAGGGCAGTGTCTCTGCCATTGGTGAACTGATGTCGCATTGGCAGGCCATCGGCAGAATAATTGTGTCCGTTGCCTCCGGCTTTGGCGCTTACGCCGCTGTGCTGGCCGCTGTCGCCATCAGGAAGAAGGCGCTGATGGCCATTGATGCCATTACTGTTATTGCGCGTCAGACCCGTCTCCTCGGCTCTTTGACAAATGCCGTCAAGTTGTATGTTGCCGGACTGGAGCAGGCGGGCAAGGCTTCAAAAGCCGCCTTTGCCGGAACCATTGTCGGCTTGATTACCGCTGTTGCCGTTGCTATCTTCCAAGCAGTCCGCGCCGCTGGTGAGCTCAATCGTGAACTGGAGAAGATTGCTGATGAAAAGTATTCGGAAATGAATCGTACCCTTGACGGGTTCGATAAGCTCGTTAGCAAGTTGGAGCAGGCTACGGAAGGGTCGCAGGATTACCGCAATGCCATCCACGAACTCAACTCGAAGTACGGTGAGTATTTGCCGAACCTTTTGAACGAGAAGAACGCCTATGACGAGATTGCCCGTTCTGCGGATGCAGCTCGTATTGCCATCCAGAATAAGGCTTATGCCAGTGGTATGGCGGCTGGTCGTGAGAAGATTGACAAGAAGTACGGTGAGGACTATGCCGATGCGATGCTGAACCTCGTCAATCGGCTGCATGATTCGGCGCAAGGATTTACGTTGGACGGAAAGACACTCACAGAGAATCAGGCTCGTGGCTTTGCCGAGTTTTTCGCCAAGAATGGGTATTTCTCCGTAGATGATGCCGCCCGTGCGTATTTCGGCAGTAGTGCTAATTTCTCCTACTCGAAGCCTTATACTGGTCCTTATTCTGGCCCGAGTTACAATGACGAGACCGTCTCCGGCCTTGCTCGGGAGTTGTACTACGCGGCAAAAGAATACAACGGTGCTATCTCCTCTCTTGATCAAAGAATGAGCGTCTTGTACTCGGCTGGTGGCGCTCAATCCGAGGCGGAAAGGGCCGGACTGGAGAAGATAGACAATGACTACAAGGCCCGTGTTGAAGCCCTCGGCAAGTTGCAGATGTCGTCGGAGGAGTATCAGGAGAAATTGGCGGAATACGGCCAGATGAAGATACAGGAGACGGCGGCACTGTACGATGCCATCGGTATGCCGGAGAAGGCTCGAAAGTATCGTGGAACGTTGGCCGTAACCCCGACAAAAGGCGCACGGCTGGTGCAGGAGGCTCTGGCCGGGCTTGGTATCAATTCCAAGCAGAGGGCTTTTGGCCTTTGGGCCGACGAGAGTACGGACTTCTCGATGGACGGTTACTACAAAGAGATTGACCAGAAGTACAAGAGCGTTGTGCCGGGCATAGAACGGGCGAAGGAACGGTTCAAGGCTGTTGCTGGAGCTACGTTTGACAAGGCTGTCTATGCCGACCTCAACGCAGAAGCAAAGTCCGCCTACGACGAGGTGAAGAAACTCCAGACAAGGAAGCAGGCCATTGAAGCCATTGCCAAGAATCTCGGCTATTCGCTGGAGGACAACCGCAGGGCTGGTACGCATATCCCTTCTTCGGGAAAGAGTCAGGATCAGAAAGATGTTGAGACGAAGATAGATGCCATCAAGGAGATTCAACGTGCATATAAGGACTTGATTAAGGACGGGTTTTCGCAGAGCGAGGCCGATGCCCTTGTCTCGTCCTACTTCTCCTACGTTAATGCCAGTGTCCGGGACCGCCGCGACTTCTGGACTGAACTGGAGGAGGCAGCAAATGAACTGGAGAAGTTCGACAAAGAAGCTGCGGCAAGGCTACGTGCTGACATCGGACGCGGCAAAGCCTCCGAAATCGGAGACCAGCAGAAGGCGCAGTTGAGGTCTCTTGCCGAGAGCGGAAAGTACCTTAAAAAGACGGATGAGCTTCTGCATAAGATTGATGCCACCACAAAGGAAGTCTTTGGCGAGGGCGTTACGCTTGCTATCAGGAAGGCGCTGCAGGAGGTCGAGGACGAAGAAAGCAAAATCCAGTTAAAGGTTGACGAGAAGCTGGCCGACCTCGAAAAGGGAAAGGCGGCTTACGTGGCACAGCACGGAGAGGCGGCTTGGACCGAGTACGAGAAGAATGCTAAAGACTCGATTGAGACGTGGCGGCAGGGAGAGGTCCGTGCCATTCACGACATCAAGCAGGAGCGAATCAAGAACCTCGGCAACAACTTCCTGACATCCTTCTTCAAGGATAAGAACGTTGATATTTCCCGTCTTGACAAGAAGTCCCTCGGCGAACTGGAGAAGATTCTGACACTTATCAAGGAAGAACTCTCGGACGAGGATATTGCTGCCCTTATCCCGCCGGAGCTGGTGCAGCGGGCCGGGAAACTCGGGATAACCCTTGACGACATCGTTGATGCGATTAAAGCGGCGAGAAATGCGCAGAAAGAGGTTGTCGATGATAAGTTCTGGGATAAGGTTAAGGAGAATTTGGACGAGATAGCCGATTCTCTCGAAAAGCTGGGTGAGGGCATAGCCAGTTTCGGCGGTGCAGGATCCGGCATCGGCGCAGCCTTCTCTACACTTGGTAGTATGGCAAGAACCTTTGGCGAACTGAAAAGCAGTTTGTCAAAGACCGTTACAGATGCCGATGGTAACGTCTCGCTTTCTCTTGAAGGTAAGATGGGGATTATCTCCACTGCGGTGAATAACATCGCCGGATTGATGTCTCTTGTCGGAAACCAGATTCAGGAGAACAAAGAAGCGCAGGAGGAATGGGAACTAACCGTTCTTCGCACGGAACTCGCCTATCGAGCGCTGCTCGTTGACAGAAACGAGTATAAGGAGAGTAACGTCTTTGGCGTGGAATCCCCTTACAAAAAGGCTATTGCCGGAGTGAATAAGTACCGCGCCGCAGCCGACGAATTGAAAACCACTTTGGCGGAGTTGGGCGCTGGTCGGGTACAGACTGGTACGAAGAAGGTTGCCGATGCCGGAAACACGTTTTCTGCTGTCGGTATGGGTGCTGCTGCAGGTGCTACCATAGGCACAGCAATCGGCGGCTGGGCGCTTGGACTTGGTACTATCATCGGTACTGCCGCCGGAGCCATAACTGGGCTGTTTGTCGGCTTGTTTGCAGCGAAGAAAACGGTTCCCGTGTACGAAAGTCTGCTCGATCACTATGGAACTTTGCTCGATCAGTCCGAGGATGCCGATCTCTTTGCCCTGAATCCCAAAATCATTGCCGATTACGACAAACTGGATGCGCGGACAAAGGAGATTGTTGACCACTGGGACGAGATTCAGGCGAAGATGGTTGAGGCCGAAGCGACTCTGAACGAGACGATCAAGGACATCGCCGGGGATATGGGTACGAAGCTACGGGATGCTCTTGTTGAGGCGTTCCGCAACGGAGACCTCTACTCTGCTATTGACACCTTCCACGACTATGTGACGGGTGTTATCGAGGAGCTTATGGCACAGGCCATCTATGCTGCCGTGTTCGAGGATATGTTCACAGAGTTGCAGAAGGCTCTCCACGACAGTCTCTATGACGAGAACTCCAAATACTACGGCAAGGGTTGGCAGGAGATATTTGCGGACTTTGAGGATCGTATCGACGGCGGCCTCTCCGACTTTGAGAAGGGAATGGAAGCAGCCCGAGAATGGGGAAAGATAAGGGGGTATAACCTCTGGGCGGAAGATGAAGGAGATAGCGCCCTCGGCAACGGCATTAAGTCTATCACCGAGGACACAGCTAACCTGCTGGCCTCCTACATCAATGCTATTCGGGCAGACCTCTCGTATCTGCGCATCATGCAGGCGCAGGGCTGGGCTGATGTGAAGGCAATTCGCGCCCTGATGCCGCCGCCTACGGTGTGGGAATACTTTGCCAAGATTGAGGCGCACACCTACGATATGGCGAAGTCGAATGCGGCTATTGCAGCAAGCAACGCCTCCATCCTTGCCGAACTCCGAAGCGTTATCACGTCAGAGGATGGAGCCACGGCTATCCGCGCCCTGATCTAATAAAATGAAATAATTATTTCAGTTTATTCCTACCCATTACTTACATTTGCAATGTTATGCCTTACCTACCGAACATACCTGACTATAAGCCGTTCTATATCCAGTGCGAGGGTGATGCCCTTGCGCTGGATACGGCTGCAGAATGGGGGCTTGTCGCAAAGACAAACCCCTATCCCGCAATGCCGGAGCCGAAGGAGCCGTATGTCAATGACTTCCACGACGAGAACGGTGACGATGAATACACCGCCGAAATGCGGTATCAGAGCTTTACCTTCCAAGTAGAGTTCTATGTTAAGGCGTATGATGCCGGAACGACTCCGGCTGTGTCTGTTCTCCGGCAGCAGATAGCCTCCTTCTTCGAGCACATCAAGAACGGGGAGTTTAAGGTGTACGATGCCTACACCGGGCTCGGCCGTCAGAAGGTAAGATATGCCGGATATGAGGAGGCCGATAACGGCTTTAAGGCACGCGCTGATTGGGCCCGTCTCATATTTTCTGTTACGTTCAAGGTGAACGACCCTGTTACTACCGTACTGCTTGCAAACGGAGGTCTCGTCGCAATGGAGGGGTAATGCTATGGCACGATTAAGCATATACTCCAAAGACGGCGAGAGCATCCGTTTCAGCGGCAAGCCGAAGTACAACGGCACTTATTTGAAGGTGTCTTATCTGGAGTTTGCCGAAATCGCAAGCCCGATTCCGATCAACTGGCAGATTGGGGATTACATAGATTATTCTCGCACCGGGCTACGTTACAAGCTCTATTCCCTGCCACAGCCAAAGAAACAGGGCAGAAAGCGCGAGTTCGGATCTTCTTTCGTCTATTCCAACGTCCAACTTCACTCCGCTACAAAAGAGCTCGAAATAGCTCTTTTCAACGATTTGGTGCTGGACGCGGAGCGGAACGTTCACTTCTCGACGCGGGAAACAACAACCACGTTTGAGAATGTGCACGGCATCGCGAGGCGGATTCAGGCCAGTGTTGATGCCTTCTTCCCGGGGCGATGGGAAATCAAGGTTATGGACTTGGACCAGACCGAGGACGCAGACCTGATTGCCATCCTCTCCGAGGCGAAAGAGTTTCAATCAAGCACCAGCAGTTGCCTCGGTGCTCTCAATGCGATATACAACACTTGGGAAGGGATTGGTTGGATCCATACCTACGATCGGGCCCGGGACAAGGACATCATCACGATCGGTCGTCCGAATAAGCGCGATTCCTCAAACACTACGTCGGTATTCTTGTATGGACTCGATGCTGGTTTGACTGCCATCAAGAAGTCATACACCAACGTGGATGAGTTCGCGACGCGGTTATACGTCTATGGCAGCGACAGGAACCTTCCCAATCGGTACTACAACGGTCTGCAGATATGCAATGCGGATAGCGTTGACATCGCCAATCTGATGCTGCCTTTAGCGAACTGGGGCAAGGCCATTGACCCGGTAACTGGCCAGCTCCGTCCCGATGCCAGCCTCTGCTATATTGAGGATCCGGCAAAGGTCGCGAAGTATGGTCTCATTCCGCGAAAGGTATATTTCAACGGGAGTCAGAACGAGGAGATTTACCCCTCTATCAAGAATCTGACAGTTGGCAGGCTGCGCACGGCAAAGGCTGCGATTTCCGACACCTCGTATGTTCCTGATGCCACAATCTATCCTGATGCCAGTGAACGTTTGGACAAAATAAAGTCTGCGACTTACCCTACCGACGATGGCATCACCGTAGAAGAAACAGACATCGTGTTCTCCGAGACAAAGGCCGTTTCCTTTGCCTCGGGAAACGGCTATATCGGCGGATCTGACAACGACCGCGACACGCGGCCTGAGACTTATCACAAGCCGATAGAAAGAACCGTGATAGACTATACGCCGACGCAATCCGGCACAAAGGTGGTTATCAAACCGAACCTTGTTGTCGGCTTCGACATCAGTAGTATTGGCGGCGACCAGCCTGCAATTAAGCAGCGTGTGATTCTTTCGGTTCAGGCCGATGATGGAACAATCACCGACCAGCAGACCGACACCGAACTAGAGCCGGGCCCGCCCGTAAAAATATCTCCGAGTCGAAGCGTTGCGATGAAGAATGAGTATAGCATCGCTTCCGGGAAAATCACGCGAATCCGTATCGTTCTGCTCTTTGACAGGAGTTATAGCTACGACACGTCGCTTTCATACTATTTCTCCAGCGGCAGCGGTAGCATATATTTCGGCTTTAAGGAGGATATTTCCGAGAGCTTCCGGCTATACATCAAGCAGATAGGTTTCAACCTCGCAGATTGCGTTACGACGACCAGCGGCGGCATCGCTACATTGTCTATGAAAGACGGAATGTGTGGCGGTCGCAATTTCGTTGTGAAGCGCTGCACCTATCGCCCGGCTTACGACGACTGGGAACTCACGGTGAAGCGGGTGCTTGACAACTCTACGACGATGCGATACCCAAACGCGAATTTCCCGATTCAGGCCGGGGACACTTTCGTGCTTCTGGACATCGAAATGCCGGAGTTGTACGTGCTAATCGGTGCGGAGACGCTGCTGGAGTACGCACAGAATCTTTACAACGATGTCAGTAACGGCAAAGCCTACTACGAGCCGGAGATTGATGCCAAGAAGATTGTGAACTCCGGCGCTGTCCTCAAAGAGGGGATGTATATGCAGCTCCACGACGAGGACATTATTGACGGCTACACCGACTGCATCCTGATCGACAGTCTTGCTATTGATGAGGCTGACGACCAGATACCGACTTACAAGGTCACACTTCGCGAGAAGAAGAAGTCCTCGTATGTTGAATCTACGGCCACGGCGCTTTCCAGCCTTGCTCACCAGATAGAGGTGAATAAGGGCGGTGCTGGCGTTGACATCATTATGAGCCGGGACAGCAGGCCGGAGGCCGACGATAACGTGTATTCCGCGCTTCGGTCCCAACTGGAGTTCTTGTCGAAGAAATACGACGACATTGCGCACGGCCTCATCACTTTCCTTCAAGGTGCAACATTTGGCAATTTCGCCGAGGGCATAACAGGCTTTGGAGGAAAGATTGATGGGTCCGGGCGTGGTGAGTTGCAGAGCCTGACGCTGCACCACTTCCTTGAAGTGCCGGAGTTGCGCTACAACAGGATCAGCATCTTGGTCGGCAACCAGTGGCGGGCTCCGGGCGGCGGCATTATTGAGCGTGTTGAACCCGACTACGATGCCGACGGCAATATGCTCAACACGGGTGTTATATATCTTCACCTGCAGGATGGAGAAATCGGCCAAGTCGCGCTGGACGACATCTGTATGGGTATCTACCACGACGGTATCAATGAGAGCAGCAATGCGCTCGCCGATGGTGATGATGGTATCGGAAACTTCCATTTCTCCGGCTTCTACACCACGTATTTTAGGGTAACGGAGATATTGGCCGAGGATAATCACGCCTTCCGCTACGCTATCCGTCCTGTGAGCGAGAATTGGCCCGAGACCTTCCATCCTTCCGAGGCTATGCACTTCGTCGCCTATGGCAACTTTAGCGACACAGACAGGCAGACGGCCAGATATAGCACCCGGACCTATGAACGCTACCTGAAAGACGTTAATACGTGGGAGTTCGGGCCTAACAACATCGGTGCGCAATTCGGCGACCTGTCGAACTTGAACATCTTCGGGTTGAATATGTCGGGCTACTCCGCCTACCTCAACAACATCTATATGAGCGGCGTAATCGAGCAGTTTGAGTTGCTGCCATACCGTCTCGAAATAGATACCGAGGGACAGGACACGCTCGCATACGGTGAAAGTCTGAATGTGACTTGTTCTGTGTTCAAGGGCTGGGATGATGTCACAAATAAGGTTGTTCTGTGGAAGATTGAGCGCGATACTGGAGACCCGCTTGCTGATGCGGCGTGGAATCTTTCCAGCAAGGCCGTCAACTTCCGTGGCAGCATTGTCATTGAGCACAATCAAAACTACACCGACCTCGGCAGCATCGGCATCAGCACTTTGTTTACCTTCACCGCTACTCTTTCCGACGGAGATAGTGCCGAATACAATTTGACGATATGAGAAGCAATAAGAAACGAATCAGGATTGACTATGCTCCGCTGAACCTTGCCGTCTCGGTGGAGAACCTGAATCCGGCAGTACCCGCGATGCAGGTCTATAACGCTGCGAATGGAGAGTTTGAGCCTGACCGCAGTGTTGAGCACTCCGTGTTCTGGCCGCAGATTATAGCCAATGCCAGTGACGGATCGTGGCGGAATCAGTTCGCCAATTCCATCCTTACCCAGATGAAGTGGTTTGTGGACGGAGTTGACATTACCACGCTTGCCGACTGGCAGAATTTGTACGAAATAGACGAGAGCGATTCCAACTATCGAGGCGCTATCACTATTAAGCGGAATGTGCTGCCAACGGAGCGTTTCTCGCTTCATTTTGAAGGCGTGATAACGGACCCTCGTCTCGGTACGGTTCAGACCATTATCACGGACCCTATCATCCTTTCCACAGAGGACGCGTCGGAGGACGCTTTTGCCCTGTCCATCGGCGACGACCAAATCATTCAGTACAATCCTTTCAAGGATAAATTGTTTTTGTATGAGTACAAGGTCGCCCACGGCTTGATTACGGCCAGCGCTGCGGAAAAAACCGCCGCCACCGACGAGAACGCATACCTTCGCACTATTCCCGTCACTCTGTTTCAGGGCGAGAATGTAATCACTACTGGCTACGCCATAAAACTGTTCCGCGTCACGGGGCCGAACACCTTTGTCGAACTGCTGCCGGGCGATGCCGAGGTGATTGACATCACGCCGACGGCCATTACTCTTGACCTGCGCCTCGTGACGAAATCCGATTATATGGTGCGGGCCGTGATTGCCGATTCTGCTCGTATCTCTCCGCAGGTGCAGTTCAGTGTGAATCGTGTCTATCAGAGTTATAATTGCCGTCCCTCCAACGGAACGAGCATCAATCCCGGCGACGTGATGCGGTATGACAAGGCGATGGTGGATAGCGAGGGTAACATTGTTGAGTGCCCGGAAAGGATCATCAAAATTATCTGGAAAACGGATAGTGCCTCGATAGCGGAGCAGGTCCACAACGAAGGTGAGAAAACCATTTTTACGATTGCGAAAACTGGTATTGGTCGCAACTATGACGACGACTGGCTTGACATCTACACCGAGACAGGAATCAAGGAGCAGCATCATTTTGCTGTTGATGCCAATGGCAACCTCTACGTTGACAAAAACGGAAATAAATTCATATTCAATTAGTTATGCAGTATATCATCGCAAACCGAGGCAAAGTCTTAATGTACGGCATCCGTGCGAAAGGCCATCGTCAGAAGGAAGGGCTCATCGTTGTCAACGAGAAGGAGTTGAGCGTGGTCCCGGGCTTAACGTTGGCCGACCGGGTGAAGGCCGTTGACGGAACGCTTTATTCCGCCTCGGAAATTAAAAAAGCCCTGCAGGAGGAGGTTGGAAATGAGTAACTACAGCGCACAAGGTAGTATCACCGTCAAGCGACTCCGTAACGGGGACACTTTCTTCATCAGTTTCAACTTGAACGGGGTCGCATTGTTTCAGGGCGTTGACCCTGTTTCTGGTGATGTAATCCCGGACTGGACCGTTGCCGCCAATCAGCCTATTATTACTCCCGTTGTCACGTCGGCTCGTGGCAATACCGTCGCTTTGGGGGGACATCAGTGGAGTTACAACGGTGTCGTTCTGCTTTTCACCGGGGCAAGTTCCGGCGGCTGGACAACCGATTCCACTGGCAAGTTCCAGCTCAACACGGCCACTGGTGCATTGAAGATTATCGCCAATCTTGCCAGCGCGACCAACGTTGCAAGTGATACGCTGACCTACAACTGCGTTGCGACCGTTGCCGGAGTGGAATACAATCTATCCAAAACTGTTGACATTCAGATTCAGAGTGTCGGCGCATCCAGTTACTACGGGACGGTTAACGCCACAACGGAGCAGCTTACTGCACTCATCACGCAGACCACGATCAACACCAAGTTGTATCTCGGCAGCACGGAACAGAGCGGCTACTCCGTGAAGTGGTACAAAGACGATACGTTATGGGCCGACAAGACCGGACCCAGCATTACTGTTGGCCGTGGTGATGTTGACGGAACCCAGCTCATCATTGCCGAGTTCTACAAGAGTGCTGGCGATACAACGCCCGTGTTCAGGGCCGGAATCCGAATCATTGATACGCTTGATGATTTCCAAGTCGTGCATCGCTACGTCAATAGCGCAGGTTCCACGTCAAACGCGAATCGCGAAGTCTCCCCCGGTAACCCCGTGTATGTTGAGGGCTACGTTGTAAACGTCCGCACCAATACCGAGGTGTCGGTAAACGGTATGTGGAAGATGCTCGTGATGGACAAAGACTCTTGGGGCATATTGAAAACGGTGCAGCCGGGTGTTGCCGCAGCGACCTGCATCTGCTCGGTAACGACGGCCGAGACCGATGTCAACGGCGTTGAAAAAGACGTTGAGGTCGTCTCGGAAGTCTCTTGGACTGATTAAAACATAATTCACTATGAGTACTACAGTAGAAAACAAGAATCTTGGCGCAGCGGAACCAGTACATTCGCTGGCCAAAAGTGACTCCATTTATGTGGAGGTTGGGGGGAGCGTCCGCCGCATTACCCTCGATGAATTTTTGGAGGCCATCAACGAAGGCCAGTCCGAACTCTTGCACGCGGTGGCTTGGGGCATCCCCATCAAGGATGAACTCCAGACAAACCCGGCTTGGGGAATGGTCGGGAATTTGTCGGCCTATGCCGCCTACAAAGCGCAGGTTGGTCGCTACCTGATGGATGCCTATGGCCGCGCCGCGAAACTGCACCCCAACAACAGTGCAGTCTTTGCCGATGGTACGGTACTGGATGAAAGCAAGGGTAGCGTTGTCAACATCGCACCTCGTCTCTACTACCTCTACGTCACCGACGCAGAAACCAGCATCCCGTATCTGTGGATGAGCCAGCAGCCCATCAGCGAGCACTACCTTGCCAACGCCCACAACAACCAGTACATTGTGGTCGGTTCGTACAAGGGCTCGCTCTCCAGCGGTAAACTCGTCAGCCGTAGCGATGTCAACTGTGACACCAGTGGCAAGTCTATCACCGAGTACTGGAACGCGGCACAGGCTTTTGGCGCGAACTGGGGCCTGCCGAATGTCGATGTCTGGAAGTGGATCTGTATGATGTGTCTTTGCGAAAGCAACGGGAACGCAAACATTCAGGCCAGCATCGGACAGGGAGTTGGTGGCGCGGCAGGAGTCGAATGGACGAAAACTAACGCCAGCGCCGTTCTCAAACTCACGGGCAAAACGAAGGGACTTGGCGATGCCACAGGTAGCGTTGCTATTTCCGATGCCGACGCAAATGCTGATTCCTGTCACGTTTCCGTGCTTGGTGTCGAGGACTTCTGGAATCTGCAGTGGGAGTTCATTCAGGGTTGTTTCTTCGGCAACTCCGGCGATTCCGATCAGGATGGAACGGAAATCTTCCTCTATGAAGGTAATCGCCTTCCGTCTGCTGCAGAGCTGGCATCGCACCCCAGCGGTAAGTTCCGTCAGCTGACCCGCCTCACGACCAGTGGCTACGTCCGCGTAATGCTCAAAGGTGAGAACTTTGACCTCTTTGCCAAGACGCTCAACGGCAATAACAACTCCGCTTGGAGTGACTACTACTATGGAAACAATACGGGACAGGTTCTGTTGGTCGGTGGGTACTCGAATGTCGGGGCGTACTCGGGTCCGTTCTCCGCTATCTCGAGCTACGCTTGGTCGGTCACGGGCTCGAGCATCGGGGCGCGTCCTGCGTATTACGGCCAAGTCCAGTTCGTTGACGGTCGCGTACTCTAATAGTTCTTTGAAAAGATGAAGTGAGTCCTTGAACATACGGTTCTGGACTTGGCTCTACGGCATCGGAAATCCACGATAGTGCGGGACGAGGGGAGCGTAAGGCTCCCCCGGAGCCGCACCCTCCGCGAAGGTGAGGTAATCGTGGTAGGTGGGAGGAGACGTTAGTGTCGGGGTTTGAGGTTCTGTTGGTCGGTGGGAACTCGAATAACGGGGCGAACTCGGGTCCGTTCTACGCTAACTCGAACAACGCTTGGTCGGTCACGAACTCGAACATCGGGGCGCGTCATACATTGTGAAAGTAAACCTGTTTCGTTTTCTCGGATAACTACCGGGCGGCGAGTCTCCTCAACCTTGACCCCATCGGGCAAAAATGCGGTGATGGCGTTGTCAAAACATATCGAATGCGGAAAGGCCACCCGATTGTATGGGTGAGTAAGCGAGGTTAATGTAGGTCCTGCTGATGGTGAATACGACCACAATGTGCGGCTCTTTGTTTCTGTCGCCGATGGTTGCCCCGGGCAGGAGTCCAACGCTTCGGGCGGATTCATATATGCAGGACTTCCTGCGATGAATTAAGTATCAAGATTGTATGACGAAGAAAGTAGGTTACATACTGGAGAAGATAGCGGATAAGGAGAACTTGCGTCGTGCGGTGAAGAACTCCCAGCGCGGCGGCAAGGCAAAAAGAAGGAAGCAGATCCGTGACTTTAATGCTGATGCCGAGAACCAGATAGAAAAGCTGCAGAAGATGATTCTCACACTTGATTTCCCGTCTCACAACAGCCGGAAGTTGGAACGGAAGGCAGACAAGGGGAAGATTCGGAAGTTAGACGATGAGGATTATATGCCGTGGAAGATTATGAGCCACGCCATAATGCAGGTAATAGAGCCGATAGTCAATAGGTCGCTGATTGCCGACACCAGTTGTTGTATAAAGGGCAGAGGCTGTCTCTACGGCGTTAAACGAGTCAAGCGGATGATGCGCCGGAATCCATACCACAACTGGTTTTCGCAGAGCGATTGCAAGAAGTACTATCAAAGCATTGACCCCGACTATTTGGAGCGGGCGTTAAGGCACAAGTTCAAGGACAAGCGCTTCATTGAGTTGATGAAAATTTGCGTACTGGACTATTACAGCGGAGACGAAATTCAACAGGCCATAGCAGATGAACGAGCAAAAAAGGAGAGGTGTGCGAATTGGCGCATACATCAGTGGGATGATAGGCAACCTCACCCACAACGAGATAGACCATATCCTCACGGAGGTGTACCACGCAAAGTTGCATCGAAACTGCGATGATATGGTGATGTTGGGCCAGAGCAAGCGTGAAATCCGCTTCCTGTTGAACACGTATGATAGGCTTGCGGCGGAGCGAGGTTTGGTAGTCAAGGTAAATAGTTTTTACGCACCGATACGTCAGAATGGGAAGAAGAAAAAGAGAAGGTGGAGGCAGAGAGGCAAGAGGAAGGGAAATAGACTTTCTGGGCTACGCATTCAGTCGGGACAATATGAGGCTTCGGAAAAGCATCAAGAAGAAGTTTGCGGCGGGAATGGCCCGGGTCAAGTCAAGGAGACGAAAGAAGGAAATAGAAAATAGTTATAGAGGATGGTGTATGTATGGCAGATGCCGCCACCTCTGGAAAACAGTAACAGGAAAGGATATGGGATTCGCAGATAAAGGCATTAAGACGGTCAGAGGCACGTTGAAGGATGGTAAAAAGTTCTTTGACGTGCGACAAGTGCAGTTATCTGACATCGTTAACGTTGAGTTGTCGGTGCTGGATTATCAGGCAAACATTGACACTACGGACATCAAGGACCACGCGAAGAAGAACAGCGACAGATACGTGGTCTTGGTCGAGATAAAGAGTAGCGGGGAGAAAGTGAAATTCATCACGAACTCGCACAGCATAAAGGATGTCTTGGACCAGTGCGGGGAACTGGCGCAGCAGGGCAAGGAGATATTCCCTGTTGCTGGTGTCGCCATCAAGCGCAAGGACCTCGGCGGCGGCAAGACCTCCTATCAATTCATTGATTTATAAACCTTTGCATTATGAAAGTTTATCGTGATTATTTCGGCGGTGACGTTCCTGAACTGGAAGTCCTGCGTGAGGGTGTTATCACCCGCATCTTCTTCGATTTTTCCGTTGAGGAAAAGGATATGGATGGCGATACCGTTGAGGTGTTGACCTGCGAGAATGTGGACGTAAAGGGTGTTGATTACTCCGCCATCGTGAATGCCATTGTGCGCGATCGCTATCCGCAGGATATGGTCGAGGCAATATTGGCCAACGGTTCTGACACCGAAGAACACGCCGAGGAGTATGCCGCTTTCCAGCAGTGGCGGGTGAAGGCGAAGGAA